AAAGTCACCCGTCTTGAACGTGGTGTCCATTAACTACCTCGACATGGCAGGCGTACTCCAGTCCATGCCTGCGAGTAATTACACGGTCGACACAGCTTGTGAACCAGCGAGGATCACACCTGTGTTCGGTCAGATCTGGCCGATTGCTCTTCCTCAAATTGGCGCGGTATCCGTCACCTTCGACGCTGGATACGGGACGGCGGCATCGGTTCCCGAGGGGATTAAGAGCTGGATCAAGCTCAGAGTTGGCAGCCTGTATGCGCATCGCGAGGAGGTGGCAGCACTCTCCCGTGGACGTATTGAGCCCTTGCCTTTTGTAGATGGGTTGCTTGACCCTTTCAAGGTTTCCTTCATATGAATCCAATCAGCGCAGGCATGCTCACACGGCGCATCAAAATCCAGCGCCCCAGCACCATCAAAGATAGTGTCGGGGCACCATGCAGATCCTGGCTTGATGTTGCGACTGTGTGGGCGGAAATCCAGCCGCTGTCTGGAAAAGAAGCCGTAATTGCCAACCGGATCTCAGCGGAGTTATCGCATCAGATCATCGTCCGGTACCAGAGCCTGTTTGGCAACCCTCAACAGGTGGCACAGATGCGAGTGCTTTACAAGGCACGGATCTTCAACATTCATTCGGCACTCAATGAGGATGAAAAGCGCACGCAGATCATCCTGCTGGCGTCGGAAGGGCTTGACGATGGCTAAGCATGAAACGGTCAAAGTCGAAGGGCTAGCCGAGTTGGCCAAGGCACTCCGCGAGCTACCTGATCGAGTTGCCAAGAACGGGTTACGAGTGTCCGTGTACGCTGGAGCAAAAGTCATTCGCGACGAGGCAAGACTTCGTGCTCCCAGGGCGGCTCAGTCGCTGGGACCCAATCAGCCTCCACCGGGAACGCTCAAGCGCTCAGTGATCATGAAACACATCCCTGAGCTTTCAACCCTGACCCGACAGACATTCTTTGTGACCGTGCGTCATGGAAAAAAGTACCGCAAGCAAGGCAAGAAAGGCACCCTTTCGCAGGATGCCTGGTACTGGAGATTTCTGGAATTCGGCACGCGAAAGATGCGAGCACAGCCTTTCCTTCGACCAGCCCTTGAGGCCAAGCGACGCGAAGCTGTCCAAGCAATGAAAGACCGCCTGTCAGACCGTATCGAGCTTGAGGCCAAAGCGCTCAACAGAAAGTGACCATGCAGGACTTTTACAACGCCATCAAGGATTTGGCGGCTGGCGAGGTCTATGCGCTTGTCGCCGCTCAAGACGCACAGTACCCAGCCATCGTCTATACGCCCATCGTGCAAGAACACATCTTCGGCATTGATGGTCCTCACGGCTTGCAGCGCGTGCGCGTGCAGGTCGACACCTATGCCAGAACGTATCAAGAGGCCTTGTTGCTTCAAGACCAAGTCTTGGATGCGCTCTTGGCAGACAAGAGCACCGTCGCCGATGTGCGCATGGGGCTCTCCGATTTTGAAGAACAGGCCCGGCTGTACCGGGTAAGCGTTGACTACACCTACCACCGGTAGAGAGTCCGCATCACAAACAGGAGCTAACGCATGAGCAGCACTGCGATTACCGCACAAGGCATCACGATCGCTAGATTTGGCACCACCACCTTTGAGACGATTCCTAACGTGGTTTCATTTCAAGGGCCAGGAGGTCAAGCCGCCGTCATTGATGTGACAAATCTGGGATCAACCTCAAAAGAAAAGCGAGTGGGTCTGCGCGATGAAGGCCAACTCTCCCTGACCATGCACTACAACCCCGACGACCTTATTCACCAGGGTCTGCGTCTGGATCGTGCAAACCGAACTCGTCGGCAGTTCAAGCTGACATTCACCGACACCAATCCCGCTACATGGTCCTTCTATGGCTATGTCACGCACTTCAGCGTGCAGGGTGGCGTTGATGCCGTGGTGCAAGCGTCCGTGACCATCGAGATCGATGGCGAAATTACCGAAGCCTAAGGAATCAAACTATGTTGACCCGTGAACAAATTCTTCAATGCGATGACTTGCCTCGCGAAACCGTGCAAGTCCCCGAGTGGGGTGGCGAGGTGCTAGTTCGAACCATGACGGGCACTGACCGAGATACCTTTGAGGCCAGCTTGATTGGCAAGGAAGGGCGACTTGAAAACGTACGAGCTCGACTCGTCTCTCTAGCGCTTTGTGATGGAGAGGGGCATCGCCTTTTTTCAGACGCTGACGTTGCAGTGCTTGGTGGCAAAAGCGCCAAAGCACTGGACCGGGTGTTTGCTGTAGCCCAGCGACTCAATGGCATTGGCTCTGACCAGGTAGAAGCAGCAAAAAACGCCTGATCGCCCAACCTTCGCGGCGCTTTGTGTTTCGTCTTGCCCTTGCATTGGGCATGACGGCTCGCGAATTGCTGCAACGGATGGGCTCAGATGAGCTTTCCGAGTGGATGGCCTTTTACCAACTGGAGCCATTCGGGGATTACAGAGCGGATTACAGATCTGGCGTAGTCGCCTCCACATTTGCCAACGCCCACAGGGCAAAGGATGCGAGCCCATTCAGGCCCGAGGACTTCATGCCCTTCCTCGAGAAAAAGCGCACCGTAGACGAAACCCCTCTCAATGTGGCCAGGTTCAAGGCCATGTTCTCGCACAAGGTAGTTAAAAAGCATGGCTGATATCGGCTCTCTGGTGGTCAAACTCGCTGCAGAGACGGCTGAATTCCGTGAAGATTTGGGCAAAAGCGCCCACCTTCTAGAAAAGCATGCCGAATCCATGCGGGGTTCGCTTGAGAAAGTCGCCGAGGTCGCCAAGACCACCTTCGCGATCGCGATTGGAGTGGAGTCTGTGGGGGCACTCAAGGAGTTGGTGGCTCACACACTGGAAACGGTGGCCGCCCTGCAAGACCTGGCTGAGCAGACTGGGGCGAGCGCCACGGCCCTGTCCGGCTTTGCGCCCGTGGCCACCATTTCAGGCGTGGCCATGGACCAAATTGGGGTGGGCCTAACCAAGCTCTCCAAGGGCCTAGCAGGAGTGGACGATGAAACCAAGGGCGCTGCACAGGCTCTGCAGTTTCTGGGGCTAAAGGCCAAGGACTCAGGCGAGAATTTGCGTGACCCAGCTGAGGTGATGAATGACATTGCCCTCAAGCTCTCCCAGTTTGAGGATGGCGCAGGCAAGACGGCCATTGCACTGGAGTTGTTTGGCAAGTCTGGGGCGAGTCTTCTTCCTTTCCTCAAAGATCTTGCAGCCAATCAAGACCTGAACATTCGACTCACCGACGCAGAGATCGAGTCTGCTGAGAAGGCCTCTAAGGCACTGGGTCGTATGCGGGCCGAACACAATTTCGTCGCTCAGACGATCGTGACGGCAGCCCTGCCCGCCCTTGAAGAGTTGGTTGGGGAACTGAAAGCCGTAGTGCTTGGCACGCACAACACTGCTGATGCCATGGTGAAGCTGCGTGATGACGGCACGCTCAAGACCTGGGCTCAAGATGCGGCCTATGGCATGGCTGTCGTGATCGATGCGCTGCGTGCCGTGATTCAGATGACCAAAGCGGTCACTGGCAGTTTTGAGGCGGTGTGGGCCGACATCGAATTGCTCGGCACCTTTTTAGCCGGTGGCAAGGGCTTGAACCCGTTCTCCGAGGAGAACCAGGCCACTCTTAAGACCGCATTGGAAAAACGCAATGCGATCGTCGAGAAGGCCAACCAGACTTACGTTGACTTGTGGAAGATGCCCTTGCTCGCTGATGCGGTCAAGGAACGTTTCGATGCGATCAACAAAGGTGAAGCAGAGGCTGCGTCTGAAGCCAAGAAACCCAAGCTCAATTACAACTCGGCCACTGGTGCGCTCACGGCTGCGGCAATGGCCAAGATCGAGAGCGACATCAAACAGCTACAGGGCTTGACCGATGTTGAAACGGGGATTCTCAAAGATCGTCAGAAGATCATCGATCTCTATGAGAGTCAAGGCTTCATTACCTACAGGGAAGCCAGCGAAGCACGCCTGAATGCTCAACAGGACTTCACTGACCGCCTCGCTGAAATCTATGCACAGGAGGAGTCGATCCTGAAACGAGGCTTGGCCACTGTGGCCAAGACCACCCAGGACAAGCTCAAACTAC